TGCACTTACTACGCTAGATATAGCGCCCAATAAGCTTTTTAATGCGCCCACTATCTTTCCTATCCAACCTATTGCCACGGCTATACCTTTTATAATGCTACCCACAATATTAAGCACAGGCCCAAGCACAGCTAATGCTATACCTACCTGTACTATCATATTTTTTGTGGTGGGGTCAAGTTTGTTAAGCCAATCTAAAAGCTTGCCTATGTGATCTATGATATTTGTTAGTGCTGGTTCTATTGTTTCTTGGAGTGTCACACCAAGTGGCGCGATCTTTAATGCTAGGTCGTTCATTTTGGCTTTAAATTTATCAATAGGATCCAAGGTTTCTTCATATGTTTGTGCTACGGTGCCCGTTGTTTCAGCAAGGCCTGCAAGCGGGTCCTGCGCCTTCTTAACAGCGGCCGCAAGATCCGTGAAACTAATCTGCCCTTGTTGAACCGCTGCAATAAGTGTATATGCACCCTTGGCCCCGAAATATTCCATCGCTAGTGCGGTTTGCTGGGTTTCTGTTTTGGCAGCAGCGAATTTCTTAGCCATTTCATCTAACATCGCACTTGTGCTTTTACCCTTTTTAGCACCAGTTGCAAGCGCGCGGCCTAAATAAGTTACTGCTTTGCTTGCATCTATACCCGCTTTTTCTGTTTCGCTAATAAATTGTATTGAACTAGCAAGGTTGAACCCCAATTTCTTAAGTTGTGGTGCAAGGTTAATTACAGCCTGCATTAATTCGTTAGTGGAAACGCCCGTTCTTTGTCCAGCCGCTGCCACAGCATCAAGCACATCTGGAAGGTATTCAGCTGAAATGCCAAACATGCGCATTGCTTTTTCTGCTTGCTGTGCTGCTTCAGTTACATTCGCACCTGTGATGGAACCGAACATTATCAAATATTTGCTTGCATCTTCTAGCTGTTTCCCCATCAGGCCAAATTGCGTATTAAGTTCAGCTACAGCATCACTTGCGGTTTGTGCATCTGTTGGCATGCTACCAAACACATTCTTAAATGTACCTTTTAATTCCTTTGCTGCATCTCCAACTGCGCCTGTTTTGGCTATTATGTTATCCTCGGCAGAATCTATATTCTGCCATACACCCATAATGGCGGTGCCAGCGGCCGCTATTGGTACAGTTAGGCCTTTTGTTAACTGTGAACCCACCTTCTGAAAGGAACTTCCAACCTTGTCAATTGTTTTCTGTGCGCTTTTAAGTGCGCTTTCAAGATCTTTTGTATCAGCGCTAACACGTACTACTAGTTCTCCTGCATCTGCCACTTATTGCACCTCCATTGTATTTAATATGCGTTCCCATTCGGCCCGTATATCTAACTGTTGCTTTGTTCTTTCTTGTTTAACACGCACCAGATCCTCTGGTTTTATTAATTTCTTTGTTCGGCCAGTGTAATTGATAATGTTCGCTATTTCCCAGGCTTTAATGTAAAGTTCATCTTGCTTGCGCTGGACAATACCATTCATTACAATTTCAATTTCGTGCGGGGTATAGTTCATCACCTGTTCAAGGCCTAGGCCTGCACGCACGCACTGCGTCAATAGTTCCTCCCAATCTATACCCTGCACATCATCACCTTCAGCTATGCTTTTTTTTGAAACGCTTCCTGAAACGCGGCGGCAAATAATTCGGCGGCCTTTTCTATTCCGATGTTGTCTATAATGGTGTCCACCTGTTCCACTGTAATGCTGGGATTAGAATGCATTAAGCCAATCTGGAAAAATTTCACTAAATCGTTTATGCCGATGCCCTTTTCAAAGCGTGTTTGTAGCTCCGGTAGCGGGCACTGAAATACATCTTCAATCGTGCGAAGGGCACGGATGTTGTATTTCAGTTCGTATATTTGGCCGTTCGCTTCAAACGTCATACTTTATGCTCCCGTTCCAGTTCTTGTTAATGGTCCTGTACCTGTAATAGTACAAGTATAGGTNGTNGCATCATCGTAGGGCATTCCGATACTCCAATCCGTGATATACCCCGTGCCTGTATAAGTGCGCCCGTTTGTACCAGTGCTAAGCTTTACTGTTACCTGAGTTCCGTTCATGGCTGCACTCTCCAGGGCCTCATACGCTTCATCTGAAGGCACTACAAGGCCATCAGCATCAATGCTCCAGCTTCTAAACGAAGCTATGTTTTCTGCCCAGCCATCACCAAGCTTATTTGTGACATCTATGTTGTCGGCGCTAACATTTAAATTAGCATTTCTTTGCCCTGCCACTGGTTGATCACCCACATATAGCAGGAAGTTTATACCTTTTATTACTTCTGTTGCCATAATATCTCCTCCTTTTCAGTTTTTATAATATTTTTACTCTCAAGCGTAAAATACCATGCCGCAAGCCACTCGGGTCGCGTAGCACCTGCATGCTTTCAGGTATTAATACTGCAACTGCGTGATTTTCTAACGTAAATTCCTGAATACACAGTATTTGTTCTATATCTTCCATTATGCGTTTCGTTTCCTTCCACCCTGAATAATTACTCCATATATGTATTGTTACAAGCACATTCCAACCAGGAAAGGTTTTGGTGCTCCAATCCATCGCGAAATCATCACCAACTACCACATATGGGTACTCTGTATGTTCCGGCACTGCATCGTATACTTTATAGCCTAGAGTTTGTATTTTTTCAAATATTGCTTGTTGTAGCTCATTCAGCATCTTTCAACGCCTCTTGTATGTCGCGTTCAATCCGCGGCGCTACAAGTTCAAATGCCGGGGTTAAAAATGGCTGCGCTTCTTGATTTCGTGTGCCAAACTCCACGAATGCAGCATAATCCGCAGTGGCCACAACTTGTACCTGCATTCCTTCTGGTTTATATTCTATGCTAGCACGCAAGGTTCCGGTTCTTACTGGCGCGCGGCTCTGTGCTTCTGTTTGTATTTTCATTCCACCATCAGCAAGCACCTGCTTTATTTTATCTTGTATTTCATCATTATATTTGTCTATGTTTTTAATCACCTTATCAATACCTTTTATTTCAATCTTAAGCTTGCTCACGGCATAACACCTCAAGTTCCTTATGTTCCATATTTATATCTATTACAGCTATTATCTCAAATATCCTATTGTTATACTTTATCCTATTATGTGGCGATATATTTACATATCGCATGCGTACCTTGTGTGTAATATCATTTGTTAACTGCATCGCTTCGTAATATTCCCTACCACTAACTGGTTCAATACTAGCCCACACTGTACCTGCATTCTGCCACGTTTCCATATAGCCACCTTGGCCATCACTTATACGTTCTTGCTTAAGAATAGTTATCAAATGTTTCATTTGGCCAATACTTGTTTTCTTCATAACTTCCTCACAATATATGGCCTAAGTAGCTGAAGCACTGCCTGTGGTGGTTCTGCGTTCAGATCGCCACGATTTTCGTATAAAAATGCTGCATATTGCATAATTGCATTCCGTATAGGTGCAGGCACACTTTCAGGTACATCTCCATATCCAGCAGTATATACTATATAATCTGCTGTTCTCTCTTCTATTGTTTGCACAGGTGGTCTAGGTAGATCTCTTAAATGCACACCATATGCATTTTGTACATAGTATTGCCACTTCTGTGTGATTAAGCTCCTGCATGTGTATTCTTCAACAAATTCCCTAGCTGCGGTAATAAGCAGGGCAAGGAGGTTCTGCTCCTCACCCTGCGCTTCCGGATCTAGCCTAAGATATGCGGCCAGCTCTTCTACAGATACAGGTTCAGTTTGCGGATCCTGTATCCTTCTTAGCATCTTTGCGCTCCTTTGGCCGCGGTACAGAAGATACCTTTTCGGCTAATCCATCTTTTATCCATGCATATGCTATATCATCTGGTAATTCCACTATATCGCCTGCGTTGTATATACCAAATGCACTAATTATTCCTACTTTAGCTCTTATCTGCATATCTAACTGCCACCGCCAGCAGCAGCAGCTTTAATCTTTAAACCACAAAGCGCATCAGAACGTACAACTGCGCCGCCTACACGTGAATGAATCTTAAATCCTACCATACCTTGTACACTATAGAGTTCATCTAAGCGCTGTAGAGTAGTCCCAAGCCTATCGTAGATTGTGTATCCACTGCGAAAATCACCAAACACAGCTACTATATTGTTGTCAGCAATATTTGGTATAAATTCACAATTTTTTATAGGATATCCTGCAAATGTTGCTGGTGTTCCACCTGCAAGCGCTGGTTGCCACAAATACTGACCATGTACTGTATCTTTCATTATCCGCATTGCATATTCTGTTTGGCTATTTACTAATAAGGTTCCATTTATGCGATATTGTGCTGGTACTGCATAAATAAGTTTAAGTAAATCGTCAGCAGCTAATACACTAGCTGTTGCTGTTTCAATAGCGGTGATGTTAGGTATTACACCTTCCGGTTCTCCAAATGTATGCCCTCGACCAAGAATAAATCCTTCTTCCTCTTTTTCAGCAATTGCACGTGCGAAGCTATCAATTATGAAGCTTTGTAAGTTCAAATCAGTATCCATGAGTTCATCCTCGCCAATGAGAGCTAGACCGTATAGATCCTCGATATAAATGTAAGTTTCACCTGCTGAGAAGTTATCCTGCGGTATGGTACTGCCTGTGCTTGTTTCCAGTTTACCCCAATTTACTACAGCTTCATTAATGCTTCTTCTTCTTACACGATTACTGCGCGTTTGCTTTACTGTCGCAAGCTGCCGCATAACTGTAAACATAGGCAACTGCCTGTACAGTTCAGCTTCTACCTCTTCTGGTACAAGTATCTGGCCATTTTGATTCTCGACCAATGCTTTGCGTTCCTCAGGTGTTAGGCCAGCTTTCCCTTCACGAATATAATGAACAAATGCTTTGGTTATTTCTGGCTGTGTATTAACAGTTTCTCCAAGCTGCGGCCGCATGATACGTGCTTCAAGTTCATCGATACGAGAGTTAAGCTTTTCCTGTAACTCCTTCATTTCAGCTTCGCTTCTGCCCTTTTCTTCCACCTTTTCGCGAAGTTCCTTAACTAACTTGTTTAATTCTTCAATTTCATTCACAATAAATCTTTCCTCCTTTTCTAAATTTTGTTTATTAACTCTTTAAATTCAGCCACAATTGCCTGTAGCGCTTTTTCCTGCGGCTCCTGTTCAGGTTCTGGAGTGCCGGTATCTAGCGGCTCTACCTGCTCCAGGAGTGCCTGTAATGCGGCAATTGCTTGCCTAATTAACTGTTCATTGTGCTGGCTAAGAGTACGGCCAGCTTTCTGATTCCACGGTGCCACACGATCCAATCTGCTGTAATACTGCTCAAGATGGCGCTTTATAGCGGGTATGTCGCTTTCTGGGATATCAACTCCGCCACGCGCACCCTGAATAGCCGCCGCGGCCGCATAGATAGCCCGTGGCACAGCGCGCAGTTCGCCAGCAATTACATCTGCGATAGGAAGTTTATAGCTCGTGATATTTTCTGGCTTTTCATCATCATACCATAAGAATGCTTTTCTAAACTTTTCCCAATCAACCTGATCTTTATCAGGCCCTCCAGCCCAACGCAGCACGTTTTGCACAGCTGCCTGACCATCCCAAGGTTGCAGCGGATCAGCCAGCGGCAATGCTTGGTATGGAACTACACTTTTTACAGCTACAACTTGTGCAAACCGGTTTGCCGGGAATGTAACAAGTGAATATTCCCAAAGCCGTATCTCTTTGAGGTGCCGCACACCATTGATCCATGTTTCTTTTATTGTATCATAGCCGATGCTCAAACCCTTGATAGCTCCTTGTTTCAGCAGTTCATATGCTTCCTTGCCGCGTGTAGTTGCAAGGTTAAGCTGCCCTTTCACATACAAACCATGCTGAT